AGTTTCATGTAATCAGTCCAACTATGATCATTGTGAAGTCATCTAACTTAGAGACAAATGAAGTCCGATATGGAATAATATACCGAAATGTTGTGAAGACCGATAATCAAAAGCAAATTGATAACCATTACATCCGATCAACATGGGATCCAAAATACAGAGAGGAATATACACAGTTTGTTATTGATGAAAGTAACCGGAGCCTCTTCTCGCGACTAGCAACAAAAATGTAACAGCACCAAAACTAGTGTATAATAAAACCACACAACAACCACAGGAGAATAATATGAGTAGCTGGTTAAGAGAATGGGAAGAGAAGCAACGGAAAGAATGGGCATGTGAAACATATGAAGATCTAGTCCAGCAGGCAGCAAGCAGTCTGAGCTTCATAGAAGGCCAACTGAAATATGGTATGTATGACTCCCAAGACATCTTTGGAGAATGCGGTCATGTTACAACCCTCTACTTGATTCAAGAGGTCATCTTTCAAAAGGCACAAGAGCAGGGTATCCAGAATCCAAGAGACTTCTTTGCTGAAAGTTATGAGCTCCAATGTCACAGAGTCCTAGGACCTAAACCATTGCCAGCAAAAGTGTAACAGCACCAAAACTAGTGTATAATAAAACCACAACAACCAACCAAGGAAACAATATGAAAATCACATTATTAGCACACCACATTGAATGGGACACAGATGGTGACATAGATGCTGCACGAGGACTGCCATCTAAAATGGAAGTCGAGGTAGACCTAGACGCTGTGGAATGCCTATTCCCTGTATCAATCAATGATCAGATCTGCAACCAGTTATCAGACGCAACCGGGTGGTGTGTTCTGGATTACAAACTGGAAGGATACAGTGCCGAGGCTGCCTTCGCTCTGGAAATGAGCAATGCTCAACAGCAAAATGAAGCAGATGAGTTCCACAAGACTTGCGAAGAAGCAGAAGAAGATATGGCTGCAGAAGCTGATGACTACAACCCAGAAGATGAGTGGCTCCGCATATCCAAACGAGCTCGAGAAGAAGTTGAAAACCGTTTTAAGTAAAAGTGTAACGGCACAAAACTAATAGTATAATATAAACACAACCAATACAACCAGAGGAAAACATGGAAACATTAACAGTACAACAAGGTCAATACTTCAAGAGTCTACAAAACAAAGACTTCACCTATCAAGTGACACGAGTGGTGGGAGATCAAGTAACCCTTAAACTCCGCTACCAACGGATTAATCATGAAGTAGAAGTTCATATCAAAGACTTATCAAAGCACTTCACCTGGACCCATTAACAGGTGTAAAACGGGCCGATGCAAGATATAATATGAAAGAACTTAAGGAGGTCAAATGAACCCAAATCAAAAACAACAAATCATCGCAGCTGAAAAGCAATACCTAGGAAGACCTTGTTGGCAAACATCAGGTCACAGGACTATCCACACCGGTGTAATCAGGCAGATCCGATTAGCAGGAGATCGGATAGAAGGTCAGGTATACTGGAAGACTATTAACGGAGAAGACATTGAAAGTCATCCGAACAGCTGGGAGCAAGTATCTAATCTGGGATTCGAGGCACTACCCAGATTCAGTCCTCAGAACAGAGCAGAGCTGACAGCGGGGATACCTTCCAATGAGCCCACTCCATGGGCAAAGCCTCTATCAGTATCAGAGGAATGGGAAGACTGTCAAGGGATCAGCGAAGAAGAAGAGGCCACCCAACTAACTCTAGAGTTTGTGCATGCAGATCAGTCAGCACCTCCTAAGAACAGGTGCAAGCAAAGTGCAGGAGTACATCCACATGTGAAAGCACCAAAGAGAAGGGATCAATCGGAGGAAGCAAACAGAGAAGTAAACTACAGAGCTCTACTCGCACTACTAGATAAAAGACAGAGAGATGACTGGCATGTACTCCAACTGAATGAGACTCTAAAGAGAGAAGGGTGCAATACTATTACATTACCCGCTTTCATCCTCAGAGCAAATAAGTTCCAGAAGAGCTTCGAGAGGTCTATACGGAAAGGGAACATCTACACATTCATCAGAGCAGCATTCAATGGAGACTGGCATGGAGACATAGATAAGACCTCTATCTGGAGTCAGTACTGATGGGGTGCTCATGTAGACAGGCATATCGGTTCGGCAGAGTGATCGCGGAGGATCCCTTCATCCTCTTCAGAGTATCCCTGCGGCAAGAGTACAGGTATGCCAGGGAAATGTGTAGGCAGAGACTGCGCAGCAGTGGTCATATGGCCACAGTCAGGGCGGTAATGAGACGGAGTTTAGAGAGTTGTCATGTAAGGAATAAGGGTATCTTCTTTTAACTCCTCTCCCACTGGGTAACAGTTGTACTCTATCGGTCATGGGTTCGGACTAAGTGCGCAAGATGAAATTGATAATCATTATCAATATGACCTGAACATATGAACGACCGACAGCACTTTTATACACTCTCCCCGGGGCGGGTTGCCGCAAATCCTCACAAAAGTGTAACAGGGTCTCACATGTGGTATAATATAAGCAACCAACCAAGGAGGAACCAATGGAAAATCTATATGAAGGTATGCCGACTTACTATATCGAGTTAGTCAAGCAGCACACGGAAGAGATCAGACATCTCAAAGCTCGCTGGAACCAGCTGAACACGCAGCGACACAATGCAATCAACGCCGGCAAGGGTGATCGAGCTCAAGAGATCATTGAGCAAATGACAGCGAACTTCACACGGCAGCGATTGCTACAAGGCAAGATCGACCGCTACACCAAGTGCCAATGTATCGCATGCAAAGTGTAACGGCACCTCCCGCTCGGTATAATATGAACAACCCATTCACACAACAACCCACAACTCAGGTAAAATAACCATGAAACTCAACGTTCAAATCAAAGATATCAAGTTTGGTACTTCAATCCAAGATATCACAGTTCCAGCAATTCTCAAGAAGCGCATCAAGACAGGACTCAACTACTTCGATACCGTTATTGGTGGTGAAGGCTTTACTCCTTCTATGTGCACCTTCTTCACTGGTTCACCAGGTGCTGGTAAAACTACCATGATGCTCTCACTCGCTAACAGCTTACAAGGCAACGGTGCTCAGGTGGTATTCAATACGGCAGAGGAATCACTCTATCAAATCAAGATGACCGCAAACCGACTCAAGCTTCGCCACCCATTTGCAGTTGGTGGTGAGACCAACATCCCGGCACTACTCAAAGGATGTGACAAGGTCCGCAAGAAGCACAGTGATCGACCATTCTTCCTCATTGTTGACTCGCTCCAATGCATGGAAGACGGCCACTTCAATACCGGTCGCATTACAACGGCAACGGCAGAGAGATCACTCCAACTGCTTACATCATATGCTAAAGAGAATGCATGCAATGTGATTGTCATCGGGCAGGTGAATAAGTCAGGCAAGATGGCCGGCTCACAAAAGCTCAAGCACATGGTTGACAGTCATATCCACCTCTCCATTGAGGAGAAGGATGAGGACCTTAAAGGTTGTCGCCTCTTGCACACCCGCAAGAACCGCTTTGGTGGTGCAGGTCATATCGCTATTCTCTCTCTACACAAAACAGGCTTTAGTGAGGTTGGTACTATCGAAGGATAGTCCATGGGTTGGTGGAGGATCGGATGTGGTTGTCTGGTCCTCCCTTTTCCCGCCCGAGCAATAAGTATCTTGCGCTACGCGTACGCGGCGCGCGGAGAGCAATGTGTCTCGCGCTACACCCATCTCGCGCACAACAATGTTTGTGTAACATCGCGCACCGCAAGGTATACTATATACCTACCACAGGAGGCACCATGCGAAACCTACCACACATCTTGCACATCATCTATAAAGACGGCAGCAAGGGAAGGCTTAATCTTATCACGCAAACAGCAGAACAGAGACAAGTTAATCTTGATTATTGGGCAACACACCCAGAAGTTCGCACAGCATTCTTGGCCTGGAAATAAGGAGAACTACATGCCACAGCAATTCAATAACCACATCGACGATCTACCACAAAAGCTTCTCTTCCTTGCAGTATGGCCAGGTGAAAGGCACATCCCAGAGATCTGGACCCTATCAGATATAGAGCGAGACTTTGGATCGAGTGGAGAGATCATGTACTACATCAATAAAATGCAGATAGGTGAGTCCCTTCATGAGACAGAGTCTAATCTGATCCTGATCCGTGTTCCTTCCTACTCCTCCACTCAAGAGCTCAGCCGACAGCTGGGTCTTCCCATCAAGGCATAGATATGGTACTGATAGCACTATTCCTCTATCTTACCGAGGATCCTCCACCGAGAGAGGAACATGAGATCAGACCACCACCGGAAGTATCTCCCTACTAAAAGTGTAACCCCTGTTCCCATGTGGTATAATATAAACAACCAACAGGGGAGGTAACATGGAAGCATTAGCTTTAGTCATCATCAACCTTTTAGCCATGGGCATCTACATTCCTAGACTTCTCAAGGCAGAACCAACACAACCAACGGGGAAATAACTATGATCATCTCAATCAAAACTTGCTTTACAGCATTAGCATCTCTTCTCATCCCCGGCCTGGGACAACTCTTCCGAGGTGAGATCCTATGGTCATTCTTCTGGTTTGCCAGCGCGATCATCTTCTCACCGATCATGGCTCTACCGGCGGCAGCACACTGCTTATTCATAGACTAAATGTAACAGCAACAAAACTTTGGTATAATATAAACACACAACAACAACACAACACGGAGATACAATGACTAGTCATACTAAAAGTCAAATCCAAACATTACTCAGTAACCCAGCATTCGTAGACGAGGCAATCCGCATCCTAGGTGATAATCAGACTCCTAGCGAGTTACGGTCTAAGTCTACTCACTTCAACAATGACATTGGCTTCTCAGCGGCATATGGTACAACCGGTACACGCCTCTTCGAGTTTGTCACTGGCATCAACACCAAGACCGGAGAGAAGAAGTGGCAGCCTAAGTCATTGGCCCATCCCACCGCAAACCGTGTCTTTGGTCGCTATATCCGCAATCACGGCTTAGAGAATGCATTGGCACTCGGCCACAAGATTGCTCTCATCCACTGGAAGCAGTTAGGTGCACTATTCACCTATCAGCCAACAGCTCTACCCTCAGCACCGGTGCAGACCAAGCGCAAGGAAGACGGCACATTAGACAAGGTGATCGTGAGAGGGTTGGAGTTCCAGGTACACAAAGGCAAAGCCATCCGCTTCTTGCATGACAGCAAACGGATCTGGCTTCCTGTCTCACAAATTGACATTGATGATGCGAGCGGTGAGGTAAGCATGCCTCGCTGGTTGGCACGGAATAAAGGATTGTTGTAGGTTGGTGGTTTGGAGGAGCGGACAAGAGACACTGCTCCTCCTCTTACCGCAAAATGTAAAACAACCCCGCAACATGATATAATATAAACACAACCAACCAACCAAAGGACAAACTATGTCACTACCAGCAATCATCATCATCACTTTAGCAGCAGCAAACTTGGCCGCAGCATACAGACTCCGCAATGAAGTCTTGATCCTCAACCCAGTACTCACATTGATCAGCACACTCACTTACGGAGTATTGCTATACTGGGGCGGATTCTTTAACTAACGGAGGATACAAGAGATGAGCATGACAAGAGAGACAGAAGATCAGATTATGGGATGGTACATCATCATGATGATTGTATTGGCAGTTATTGCAATTGCTAATGCTACACCCACACCCTCAACTAAAACATGTGAATGCACGGAGGAACAACAATGAAATGGCTAAAGAACTTGTTCGGTATCAAGAGCAGAGAAGAGAAGCTGCAACAACGGCTAAGAGATCTAGAGCAGAAGGTGTTTGAAGCTACACGCCGCGGAGATCTCGAGGAAGCAGGGAAGCACGAGAAGGCATTGGAAACAGTACTAGAAGAGTTAGCAAACATCAACATCGGAGCAGAGCAATGACACAGGACAGCAACGGGAAATACATCAAGAGCATCACAGAGTGCGCAGCAGGTGCAGATACATTCTACATTGTCTACTACAAAGACGGCAGCTGTAGAACCTACACCAGAGCTACAGGCGTGATCACCAAATGGTTGCAGAATAACTGTTAGGAGGAAACATGGGGAAGACAGTAAGAGCTAATGTGGACCAACGGCGGGATCGAGAAGCAGAGCAGTTGGAGAAGAAGTACAGAGAGCAGACACGCGGTGCGGCACTACGGAGAGCAAAGCTGCAGATGGAGAGCATCTCACGAGAGATAGCAGAAGCGGTGGAAGCAGAGGAGAAGTATGAAGAAGGTCTGATGGTGAGCTTCCACGCGATGGGAGACAACACACTCCGCCGGAGGATAGAGAGTATCAGACAGGAACTACTGAGCACCACATCCTATGCTCAGGACTTAGTGGAGATCCTAGCAGAGATGGAGGATGAGGTGCTACGGAGGAAGGGAGAGCTTTAGTGGTGAGGACACTGCATCTCAAGGAAGCCAAGTTATTCCCATATCTCAAAGGTGCATTAGTTAACTACAGCATGTGGCAACATGCAACTGCCAGAGGAGCCTTCTCTGAGAAGAGGACAGTCACAGGGATAGTGACTGATGTGAAGTACAAGGCACTTGGCAGTGGAAAGATAATCTACGCGATCTTCTATGTAACCTCAGGACCGGGAATAGAGAGAGTGCACCATGATGATCCCCACTTCCGTGTAATGCAGCTCGCGGACGGGACCACTTTCCCGGAAGAAGATGTCTCGCGCACAGAGGATCTCAGACGCGCACTTAGCAGACTTTGGCATGCAGATCAGAAGAAGTTGCTAAGTGGCCGCTAAGTATCTCGTGCTCGGTACTTGTCTAGTGTGCCAGGTAGTGCAGCATGGATAGCCACAATTTGTCCGGGCAGAATGTATCTCTTGCACGAGCACACTATCTGTACAATGCGCCCGTCACTATCTTGGAGCGGAGACAGGTGCACAGAGGAGATGATGGCAAAGTATCTCGTGCTCGTAGCTGCGTCTAGCTCCCACTCAATAAGGAATCCCGGCTGCAATGCGGCGAGCAGAGCATCCTCAGCGGGAGTGTATCCCCGCATGGAGGTGAGACCATCAAAGAGTTGTGCATGTGTCAGTGCCATATAGCACTAAGTATCTCAAGCACGGGAGATCTACACATCTCACACACACAAAAAGACCCCGCATCCACAAGGGACTTGGGGTCTTTGTATCCAGAGCGGGGAAGGCTTATGACTCCTGAGAGTCTTCCTCACCTTCCTCACCGTTGAGTTCGAACATAGCATCTACAACTTCTGGTGTCTCACCATTGAAGAGATAGCGGGTTTGTGCACCTGATCCAGTGATAGACACCATGTCACCAAGTGACTCGATAGCTGCCTTCATACGAGGCTTAGCCACACCGTCGCGGTACTTTTGCTCGTCCTTGGTCTCCTTGTAGCCGTGACAAGGTGCTGAGATACCCATGACTTCTTTGACGAGGTCGGAGATCTTGTACTCGATACCTGGCTGGACGAAAGCTGTGAGAGCTGTTGCTACCTCGGCCACGACGGCTTCTTCGACTGCAGCTGCTTCTTGCTTCTTCACCTTGCGGATGAGTTTGCTAGCCTCGGAGGAGGAGATGATACCGTTGCACACGAGTGAGCGGATGTTAGAGATGAGGGTCTTGGTTGTAGCCATAATGGGCTCCTGTCTTGTGGTTGTGTTGGTTGGTGGGTCCGTGTCCATCCACCGGTTCCCAGGCCGGTTCCCCATAGTGGGGTGGACATATATATTATACCATGCGGCAGCCTCCGTTACATTTTGCTCCAGATCTTTTGTATCTATCTTGTGCTCGAGTGTCTGTGTCTTGCGCGTCATTCTCCAGTCTGCAGAGGCCTCTTTTGAGCCCTATCTAGAGCCCCTTCTAGAGCGCCCGGAGCGCGCCCCCCTGGCGCCCGAGGCCCCATGCCCACCGGCCCATCTAGGGCCCGGGGGTGGGCCTAAGTCAAAATTTTCTACACGACCACTTTTTGATCAACTTACCGGAACATACGATCACCCAGCAGTATTACGATTCCTAACCCTGTTTTCTGCACGCCACGCAGTGGACATACGAGTTTTTCTCACAAAAATTTCCGGAGAACTTTTGGCAGTCTTTACCTACTTATATACAACATTATGGAGAAATGATATGCGTTTAAGCAGAAGACAACTAAGAAGACTTATCGAGTCAGCGATATACGAGCAAGAAGTTACCAAAGGAATGAGTACCGGTGAAATGGAAGATGCCAAGCAAGAAAAGGATGAAGAAGTGACCAAACTTGCCGGTGCGATTTTAGGTATTACGATAAGATATCTTAGCCCCGATCGGTCAACCGACCCAGTGTCAGATATCTTTAAGATTTTAAAAGGTTTGTCGACAAATTTTAAGCTTCCAGACCCTGATCGAGTAGAGATGTTGAGTGATGAAGAAAGATTTAAAGAATTGGAAGACAAGCTTGCTGGGCTCTTCGATAAGTCTGACAGAGTAATTACTAACAAGGCCGGCCACCTTTTCATGAAAAGAGATTTAATGGCTTTTTTAGGTGTAGAGGACAACCCTATGGGGCTAGGCGATTACTTAAAAGACAAGATCGGTTATAGCAATCTTAAGAAGTACCCGCACATATACGCGCTTTACCAAGCCAACGCGTAACACTTGCACGCAAAGGGTAAATCTCGCGCCGGTTAACCACCGGCGTTTCTTTTTTCTCACAAAAATTTCTCCGGAAAATTTGAGTAACTTTTAGATAGTTATAATCACTATGAGAATTACAAGAAGACAATTGAGGCAGCTGATTAATGAGATGGCAATGAGAGATATCTCTTATTTAGACGGTATTGACAGTGAAGGGTCTGATTTTGAAAAAGTAAAGAAATATACATCATCTCAGCTTTTTGCAAAAAAAGCTGATCGTTTATATTCTGAGCAAATGGGATTTCCCGGGTCTGACGTCTGGATTAGAAATTTTAGCAGATATATTGACTTAAGAACTGTTGATCCTCAAGCTAGTGTTTTGGAGCCCAAAACTCGTGCAGAGTTTTTTGAACCGACAGATAAACTTTTAAATGCTTTAAATGTTAACCCACTAGAATTTGACAAGAGCAAAGATGTTTGCATTGTTAACACTTCTGAGGTGATTGTAAGGGGATACTTACCAACTCCTCACATGATTATTCATGCAATATTACATGGTGACTACTATTGGAATTATATGACTGAAGAGGAAACTGTTTTGCCAAAATGTGCATCTTTTTCTAGACAGATTAACGATATGATCGAGAGCGGAGAATTGTCAGGAGACACTTTCTCTTCACAAACTAAATCACTCCGAAATGATCCTAGCAATGACGTTGTCGCTGAACTTCTAACTGCATATTTTTTAAATTATAGAGCAGCTATCATAGATATTCCTGGGTCACCCCATCTGTCTCGAGAATTAGACTTGAAAGCTAGAGAGTGTGCTCAAGAATTAAGAGACACAATCAGAGGAAAAATTGCTGTCGTTAGAACTGTTATCGCTTCAGAAACGTAAAGCTTAAAAGAATCCAGAGGGTAAATCATGAAAATTACACGACGACAACTTCGCCGATTAATCATTGAATCGACTGACTTGGTCATGTCTTTTAAAAATGCTTTAAGACAGAATTTTATCGACACGGGCGAAGTACACGAGGGCACGCCTATCTATGCTCAACAATATGATGACGGTTGCCAGGTTGAGTTTGTTGTCGACATTGCCATTGGGTCTTTCGCCTCAGAGGCTTATTTAGTCTATATACAGACTAAAGGGCATGACTGTTTCAGAAAAGGCTATGCCAATCATACCATGAGAAAACTGACGTCTTTGTTAGATGCAACTGGTATGTCAATGATATTAGAAGTTGAGTCGTATGGCGAAATGAGTGATGATTCCTTGTCACGCTTTTACATGAATCATGGTTTTGAGTATACAGGTGAAGGAATGTTCATGAGACGATACCCAGCTCCGTGAGCAAAGCTCATTTCGTCACAAAAATTTCTCCGGAAAGTTTGGCGAACTTTTAGATAGTTATATACAACTTATTATGGAGATATCATGAAACTTAATAGAAAGCAACTTCAAAAATTAATTCTCGAGCAAATCGGCTCTTTTGATCCAGCTGATGGGCCTGAGATGAGAGATCTCGTGCTAAAGGTTCTTAAAGAAGGCTTACCTGAGGGGTATACCGTTATTTATAATGAAGGTGTCGGTTACGAGATATCTGGTCCGGACAATCCAGACGAGGGTATTGCTGACATGTATTTGAATTTTGGAACTCCTTAATTAATGTGCTTTACCTATTTCTATTTATATACATCATGGAGAAGATATGAAAATTAACAGAACACAATTACGCAGACTTATTAGAGAGTCCATTAACGAGTTAACCCTTGTAAAGAGCGGGGTGAAGGTCGTCGATTTAGAAATCAGTGATAAATTTTATCTCCGTCACCCTGAGTTAGAAGGCGGTGAGATCGTGGTCGACGAGATGGACGAAGTCGCCGGTGCACTTGTGGCACTTAAAAGCCTTCCCCCTCCTCCTGAGGGCCCGGGCCCTTATACTCATGTATACAGTGTAGAAAGTGAGCTCAGAGAGCCGATTGGTTCAGCAATCCAATACTTTGATGAAGGCGACTTCCTATATGCTGAGCATTACGGGGACGTCAGTCATGATGCGTTAGTTGATGATATGGACATGGACATGGATTTTAAGCCGTTACCTTATGACACTCTTATCGATGATGAGCCAGACTCTGACGATGATTATATCTAAGGAGGTGTCATGAAACTTAACAGAAAGAAATTACGCAAGATGATCATGGAGTCCATATTAGGACGAGGACGCTTATCAGGTGGGGAAAGTGCATTGCTTGACAAGGTGATCATCTATGCTAAGGAGACCATTAAAAGGGAATTGCAAAAATTTTACATGGGAGAAGGTATTACGAACCGACTCGATCAAAAGCTTTCAGTATACTACGGAGGTATGGCTACTCAACATTCAGTAGTAATTCAAGTTGCTTCTCATGAGGGCGGTCCAGATGATCAATATCAAATCGAAAATTTTCGACGTTACCTCGAGTCAATAGGCTATCCCTTTTATGAAACAGATCGAGCGTACCGCACCGCAGTGACGGGTGATCCGGATGATCCGGATGATATGCAGGAATATTTTACTTTTAATGTGAGGATGAAATAGGAGATAATGTGAAACTTAACAGAAAGAAATTACGCAAGATGATCTTGCAAGAGTTATTCCTTCTTAGCGAACCTAGGGAGGTTCCTAAGTTTAATCCAGATGATCAGGAATTTGCTAGTGCATTGAAATATGTTGCAGCCCGCGACTACCCGGAGTCAGGAACAACAGTCGACTTAAGTGATGCCGGGGTCACGATCTCGTCCGGTACCGGAGCTTTTCCAACAGTCACACTTAAAACTTCCGGTGCTGAATTTAACCCCCGCAGGCTATCGTATAATAGCGATGGAGACACTGTATTCATCAGTGGTCCGGGAGGTCTTTCAGGTAGTTTTAGCGACAGACATTTTGCCCATGGTGGGTTAAATAAAACTGCATTTCAAGTTGCTGCTGAAGAGATCTTGACACGACTGCATCATCGTCAGTAACATGAAGATCACAAGAAGACAACTAAGACGATTATTACGTGAGTCAAGCCGGGCTAAGACTGCTGGAATGATCGCTGATAAATTTTTGCAAGCGGGAGATAGCAATTCACTTATTACTCATGTCTTTGAGGCGGCAGTTACCCTAGGACATGCGAAAGAGGGTACACTCGACATCTTCTCTGTAAGTCATTACGCGGGAGGCGGTGTCATTGTCGAATTTTATGCATCGGATGAATTGGACTCTGCTTTGAGAAGAAAAATGTCTCAATATGAGTCAGCCATGGACGGCCGTGACGGCCGTTACCCGGGCATGTATTACGTTGCGTATTCAATCGGTTGAGACGAGGATGACCCTTGGGGTCTTACTCGGCGTTCATAGGGTGGGGCTAGCTCGCGCCAGTTGACACTGGCGTTTTTTATTTCCATCGGAAATATTCTTTGGGATTAATTAAACAGACAAGAATAGTTATTGTATAAGTCTACGAACGATAAAGGGAGTTATAACTATGAGATTAGATAGAAGACAACTAAGAAGACTCATTGAATCTGTGATCAACGAGGGATTCAACCCAGATGATCACAGTATAGGTAATTATAAAGTAAAGTCCGGTGACACGTTGAGTGGTATTGCTCAAAAGGAATGCCCGGCAGGATGCACATCTACACACTTAAAAAAGCTTAATAATATAAAAGACGCTGATAAGTTAAGTATCGATCAAAATATTAAGATCTATATTCCAAAAGAAAAAGAAGGTACGGATTCTCCTCCGACACCTCCAATGAAAAAATAACTTTTAATCGTGCCTTCTTTTCATGATAAAGTCGTTTGAGTGACCTAGCCCTAGTGCATGGCCGAACTCATGGAGTACGACAGGTCGATTATCTAGCGCATCATTGGGTAGCTGTATATGCACTCTGTCGATATAGTATATTGTGTCTTCTGACCTAACACCGTAGTAATGCCACTTGATATCTGTCATTGCATGATATCTTTTTATGTTAAAATCTCGATATCCGGTTATTTGTATAACACCAAATTTTGACATGTCGCAATACTCAACCCGTTTGACTGTGTCGATATTGACATTGACACCTCTGTCAAGCCAATAGTCAATGATCTGGTCAACTTTTTGCACACTTAAATCAGAGTCCGGGCATATTTCAATGTTAGGGCTAGCATATTTTTCCCAGCGCCAGTCATAGTTAAGATCGTCTGCAAAACTTAATGATGTCAATAAATTTAATAAAAACATAATACCTCTTTGTGTTATAATTATATTATAATATGTGAGGTTGTGTGTTACATAATGCTTTTAAATTGTTTAAACGGTACAAAAATAGACCCATTAAGATAAAAGGTAGGAAATACAATTTGTGGATTGCTGACACCCCCATTAAAAGAAGGAAAGGCTTATCCCAGGTGAGAGAATTACCCCGCGGATGGGGAATGTTTTTTTGGTTTGCACAAGATGTCAATGACGGATTTACGATGGAAAATACTAGTATCCCGTTAACAATAATATTTTTAGATAAAAATTATGACATTGTTGATACTTTTAAGTGCAGACCGGGTCAGAAAGGCACTATCAAGCCAAAAACAAAATATAGATATGTGATAGAAATTTAATCTTTTAATTAGATATATATAAAGGATAACATAAGTTGTGGAGGAAGTATGAGCACAGCAAACAGAATGAAAATCAGAAGGCTAGTTGAAAGAAGGATGATTAATGAAATTGTCGAAGCTAACAGAACTGTGGAGTTAACTTTACATAAAATGAAAATCACTGAAAACGGAATGAAAAGACGTGGTGCTTCAAAAAAAATGATCAACGAAGGCTTAATGGATGTTGCAAGTAGTTTTTTAAACACAGATGCACTTTTTGATATAGCGAAAAAATATTTATTCGATAATTTTGTAGATATGATACCAGGTATCGATCCGGGAGATCCAGACGATTTAATGTATTCTTTCGTCCAAAACTTTTTTGAATCAATTGAATATACAAAAATAGAAAAGTTATTCGGTGCTGAAAGTTGTGAAGAAGTAATAAGTATGTTAACTGAGACTATTACAGAGGTTGTTTTAGAATTTGGGGCCGCTGAAATACTTGGATACTTTGTTGAAAAAGGAGCAGCACCAAGCTCAGGAATACTAGGTTATTTGAAAGATAAGGTAGTGAAAGGTTTGGGCGCTGTAGGTCAAGAATCTCTTAACGAAGTAGTTGTTAACATTATAAAAGGAATCATTGAAGAACCGGTACAAAAATATATCTGCGATATTAATCTTACTGATATTATTAGTAATTTTATGGGAGGAGACTCCGGTGGTGCTGAGGACATTTTAAAATTAGCAGACAAGAGCGGTGATATGGCGAAAGACTTTTCTGGTATTCTAAGCAAAGCTGCTAAATTCGGCGTAGATAGTCTATCTGATATGTTCGGAGGCAATTAATAATGATTAATTCAGAGTCTTTAGTTTTTGGAGATCTTTCTGAACAAGAAATTAGATCGATCATAAGGCGCAGAATTATTTTTGAAGAGCTCCGCCACAGTACTGCTCAAAAAATGATATTATCGGAAGTTACAAGCGGTCTTAGTATTTCAAGTTTTGCACCTTTAACAAAAGCCTTATCTAGCGTGCCTTTTGTTGATGACGCGTCGATGGCAGCTGTACTTCCATGGTTACTTACAACGGCAGAAGCTGTTCTTTTTGGAAGCGGGGCTGCGCTAGCAGCATCAATGATGCCGGGTGGTTTTCTTTTAAAAACTTACGCCTTCGCCAAAGTCTGTGCATATGGTTACATGTTTCACAAGTTAGTGGCACAACCTTTTATTGCGGCAACACAAGAAGACGTCAATCCTAAGACATTATTTTTAAGTACTAGTCAAAATGCTTGTAAGGGTTTTGTTGATGGCCTAGCAAACTTTATTGCAACTAAAGACTCTGATTTTATCATGCCCCAACTCCCTTCCAATTTTGAATCAACTAATAGTCTTGTTCCAGGAACTAGTTCTAGAAACGACTATCAAACAGCACTAGACAATCTTAGTTCAACAAACTTGAACCCAGCTGTTGTGACAGACTTTTTAGGCATACCTTTGACTAATTTCACTGGGCGTAATGTAGGAAACACGACTATCTATAATGGTGCACTAACCTCAGGTATGCATGCCATCTATCGACAAGTAGCATCTGTACTCGTTGATGAAGCCTTGGCCAGTCAAGACGGTGAAGCACTAATAATTAAACTAGCAAATCAATTTGATGCGCACAATTTAACAATACATGACTTGCATTTTGTCGACAAATATTTTGGCATTGCGCTAAAAAGTGATTCTAGAGTTGACTGGGGTCCGGGTGGTGTTGGTGGATCTAAACATTTTAGAATTTCTAAGGTTCAGTATGAGAGAAGCGGAGTTGATGACCCGGGGGAAAGTTGTATATACTATGCTATTAAAAACTTTGATACAATGGGTTCTGCCATGGGTGGCGCAGTGAGGAGTCTCCCTTTCATGGGTGGGGTGGCTGCGACAGTTGGTATCGAAGATGATAATGAAATTAACGACTATATAAGAGACATATTGAATGTTAAGAATATTAAAGACAATCAGAAAAGATACGCAAAAATAATGATTAGCAAAAGCGATCTTCTGGACAGGGTTAGACCTTATGTAGGCGGAGACACATCAAGAGTTGAGACTGCAATTGCCTCAAACCCAAGTGGAGGAACATACATTAACAGTAATTTTCCGGAAACGCTCAGGGCGTCAATCTTAGATGTTGTTTTAGACTACGCAGATAGAGCAAAAAGATGGCTGGAAGATGCTTGGGACTGGATCAAAACAAAAGTTACTGATGCCACTGATGCTTTCATTAATTTTTGGGATGCGTCAATACTTCCTGCTCTAGCAACTATTGGTCAGAAAATTGTTAGCTTTGATTTTGAGGGTGCATTTGATGCATTTGTTAATATTCTTAGGACAGCATGGAATAAAATGACAGACTTTTTTACAGGGTTAACTAACACTACAGCCGGATCATCCAGTGGTGGATCTAGTGGAGGAACAACAAGTGGTGGATCTAGTGGAGGAGGAACCGGTTCATCTCAGGCAGCCTCAGCTAGAAACAGTAATTCCACAGTTAGAAGAATGCAAAATTTAATGAACAGACATGTTGAAAATACTGGTATGAATGTTGATCCGACAGAGATTGATGGGATTTGGGGTAATGACACCACTAGACTTTTTGACGCAATATCTGGTGAAGCATTCACATCAGGTATTTTTAAGGATGATCCTGACGCGGATAAACTCTCCCAAGGAGGCGTTGTTTGGTCAGACATGTCAAAGATGTTGACTGATAAGAACGGCCCGCAATACTCAAATTATACTCCTGACGAAGAGGGTGCCTTCGAAATGATAAGAGATATTTACTATAATGAAACAGGTAATGTTGATGATCAGCAAAAAGAAGATGACCAAGATGACAATAGAGACACCCGCGGTACTAGAGGCGAAGGTGGAAGATTAGGTAGAAACAATATTGGCGTTGAAGTTATTGCAGGTAATACTACTGATGATGAACTAGAAAAAATAGGCTTTCCAGAGGAAACAACAAATAATCTCACAGATGCGGTTTTAACCTCAATTAAAAGCATGAATCATACAGGCGGTATGGTTGTCTTAAAAGTAACTTTTGCAAGAAGATCGTTCGGACGATACGATAAAGGTGAAGTAATTAACATTAAGAAAGATGAAACGCAGTCTCGAGCAAGAATGATTAGTTACAGATTTTTGAGAAGAAAAATAAAGGAAATTCTTACATCCTCTAATTCTCGTGTCGACGTTGATTCTATACAAAATAAGAGCAATGAAAGAGGTAGAAAAGGTAGATTTACACTTATTTTAAGAATACCTCCCGGCGCCAAAAGGTTTTAAAAAATGATAGTAAAAGAAGAAGTAGTCAGGTCAAAAATTAGAAAAATAATTTTAGAAAAGTTGAATGAGGTAGGCGCCATGACTTTTAACATGCCTAGGACATCAGGAGCTTCTTCGTCCCTTACTGATATTAATTTCAATATTGACGATTTGCCAAAAGGTGATGGTATTGGCAAAACAGACAAATTTGTTTTCCAGTCAGTTCCTTGCTCTAGAGCAGCATCAGTAGCTAAAGAAGAAGGTACTATTTGGGATGATGGTAATATATACGAAAGAGATACTGCGGGTCTTGAATTGATTGATAAATACTGGCGTTTTTTTGGTAAAAATAAAGACTTCTGGGAGAATGGCAGAGGATCAGGAAAAATGCACCACTGGAGTGCTGTTTTTGTTTCTTGGGTTATGAGCCACGATGATGGTAACGTAAGATGGGACAAGTCGACGCGCCACAGTGTTTATTTAGATGAAAAATGTTGGAACAGAAGAAAAGAAGTTGATTCAAACCCGGATTCATTTAAAGATCAGATTGTATACTTAGCATTTGCTGGTGAAGAATTAATTCCTGGTGGGCAGTCTTCTCCTAAAGGTAGTGGAGAATTTGCCGGTAATGGCTTAATTCAGCCTGGTGATGTGATTGGTGTTAGAAAAAGAGACGGCACTAGTATTCACATGGATGTTTATGTTGGTGATGGCAAAAAAGTAGGCGGAAATACAGGAGGCGGCCGCGGGCGTAACTATTGCCCACCAGGAGAGAAAGAATCTAGTGGTAAGTGTGGAACTTCTGGTGTGAGAGCAGCTAATCTTAATAGAATGACCGACGTGATAAAGAGGGTCAAAATACTAGGTAGTCTTGAAAGCTTTAATAATCAAACTAATAAGTCTGGCCTGCCGTTAGGTGAAAAATTGAACCCTAATGAATTTAAAAGAGTATACGGACCGATAATGAAAGAAGCAGTCAAAGGTACTCCTATTTTCGCATCAGTTAAATTAGCACAGATGGCGCTGGAGACAGGCTGGGGAAAGTCTACCATTGCTAACGCTAATAATTTATTTGGTATTAAAGGAAGCGGATCTTCACCATATTGGGACGGTACTGTTCAAAAGGCAGAAACGGAAGAAGTTTACGATGGAAAAAGAGGAACTTACAATCTAGGATTTAGGAAATATAAGTCTCCTTATGATAGTATCAAAGATCACAATCACTTACTTATGACAAAATCTAGGTATAAACCTGTCAGGGAAGCTAAAACACCAGAAGATCAAGCATACGCATTACAAGAAGCCGGCTATGCAACTGGTGAAAAATATGCAGAAACATTAATTTCTATTATAAACGACTACGGTTTTAAAGATCTAGACTAGCCTAAGTCAAGGTACTTCTCAATCTAGATTCATAAATTGCTCTTCTACCTGGTGCTGATTTTGCAAATAGTTTAATTAGCTCACCAGCTTTAGCATTTGCTTGATCCTCGTGAAAACCTCCAGCATCTCTGATGTTGCCTCGTAATATCCCTATTTGATCTTGCATCATGTGAGTCATTTCATGTGCGATAGATCTTAAAACATCTGCCAAAGCCCTGTTCTTACAATAGACTTTACAACAATTGTTTCCCACTTCGTAGACAGCTGTTGTTGCTATGCCATGTCGTTCACGAGAATTGGCCAGGAAGACTTCAAAGTCGCCCTCTATTGGTAAACTATCTGCACAGAATAAAATGAATTCTCCAGCAAGTTTCAGCTGCTCAGGTGTATAATGCAAGTCATGGTCAACATGTAATTTCATGATATCCTCTTTTATTAGTAAATATCTACAACTTTATCAATCGACTTTACAAAATTTGTTATTTTTGAGATGTCTGGGCCCATAGACACACTTTCAAAATCAATTGCAGCTGCGACTAAAATTGAGACTAGCTCTCCCTTTTCATTATAAACTGCTGATCCACTACTACCAAATGTTGCGGGTATGGAGTACATACAAAATCCTTGTTCACAACCTGCAAAATAACCATCAAACATAAGTCGTGTGTTAGGGGAACCAATGCCGTCTGGTGCGGCAAAGTTATAAAGCTTTTCACCTATCTTTGGCATTTCGCTGGCAAAAATTACCGGTTTAAAATTTTCTTTTTTAAACTTTAACGCTTCTAAAAGGCACAGATCATTATCTTTGTCGTCCATGACCACTTTGGCATCTCGCTTAGTATGACCTATGTAAACTTGAATTATTCTTTCCCCTTCCATTGGTGCTTCTTGCTCGGGAGGAGTGTCAACACAAAAATGATTTGCGGTTAATATGAATAAGTGAGATTGTGATTGTGATATTACTACTCCACTAGCGGATGATTCTGGAAATACTACTTCATCACAAGTTCCTAATTCTTTATCGACTTCGTCACAGAAAGTGAGATTAACTTCCTTGACTAAAAATGTAAAATTTGATAATTGGTGTGTAAATTGTTTATTGAAATTTGGCGTTACTATTTTTGGGTGACCATGGCAACTAAACAAGTAAAACATACTAAAAAAAGATAGAATAGATCCCCACATAATTTCTCTCCAATGTCTAATTAAATAATCTACATACATACAAACCCTTATAATTTTAAGTATTACACAAAAATGTAACGTACAAAATAGTATTATATAATATAACTATACAATCAAGGAGCTATTATGACAATCAGGTTAGGTTATGCATGTATTAACATGCACCTTCAAAAAACACAAAAAATCACAACAAATCGTGGTATGATCAAGCGCACTTTCAAGGCAAAAGGTATTTCTTATGCTTCAGAGTTGGCAGAACATAACACAAGAAACCTTTTGCCCATCCTTATGTGGAATCATAAGAACAACATTAAAGTCTTTCGTATGACATCCTGCCTATTCCCATGGGCATCTGAGTATGAGTTAGAAGATCTGCCCCACTGGGAACAAATACAAATCAATCTTAAAAAAGTTGGTGCTTATGCAAAGCACTGTGGTATACGTCTTTCTTTCCATCCCGGACCATTTAATATCCTCACTAGCCCAAAAGAACATGTCGTTGCCAATTCAATCAAAGATCTAGACACGCACGGCAAGATAATGGATACTATTGGTATGGCACGTGATCGCTGGTCAAAAATTAACATACACATTGGTGCAACCTACGGTGATAAGCAGTCGGCTATCGATCGCTGGTGCAAAAACTACGAAAGATTGCCAGAAAGTGTCAAGACGCGTATCACACTAGAAAATGATGACAAAGCTAGCATGTACAGTACTAAAGATCTGTATCAGGTCTACGAGCGCCTAGGTGTCCCAATTGTTTTTGACTACCACCACCACAAGTTTTGTACAGGTGGGCAAACAGAAGAAGAAGCACTTAAGCTAGCTGCTAGCACTTGGGGTGATGTACGACCTTGTTGTCACTATTCAGAATCTAAAGCGCTTAATGAAGGTTTAAATGTCAAACCCCAAGCACATAGCGATTATATCTTGCAAGAAGTGCAAGACTACGGTTTGGATATTGATGTAGTATTTGAGGCAAAAGCCAAAGAACAGGCGATACTTAAATACAGAGAATTATACGGAGATAAACAATGTCAATTACTGGCAAAATAAAACAACATTTACCCCATCAAGAATTATCAGAAAAACTTTGGAAAGAAGAAAAATTAAAACCTGCGATACGTGATCAACTGCTAGAAATAGCTGATGTATTTATTGATTATCTCGGTATACCTATCGATGTTGCTGATATCACAATGACAGGGTCATATGCAAATTACAACTATACACCCTATTCAGACATTGATCTACATATTATTGTGGATCCAAAGTCTATCAATAAGGATGTTGACTTAGTTGAGGAGTTCTTAAAGGCTAAGCGCCAATTCTGGAACGATCGACATGATATTAGAGTTTTAAATATCGAAGTTGAAATGTACGCGCAAGATATTAATGAACCCCACGCTAGTAGCGGAGTGTATTCTATCAAAAATGATAAGTGGTTAGAGAAGCCTAGTAAATTTAGAAAAGAGTTTGATAGAACTAATGTTGCTAGGAAAGTAAAGTATTTTAAAAGGCTAATCGATATAGAAATAGAAGAAGCCAAGATGAATAGAAATATTAAAGGACTAGAAAAACTCATAAATAAAATTCGTGATATGCGTTCGGCCGGTCTCGAAAAAAGCGGTGAGATGGCCGATGAGAATATTATTTATAAGGTACTGCGCAGTGAAGGAGATATACAAAAACTTTATGATATGAAAGATAACGTTTTTGATGTTGACTTAAGTCTTTAATTTTACAAAACTGACCCAGGCATTAATACATGGTCTGGGTACATATTCATAGTATCGTCAACAATTGTATTAGTGGTTAAACCTAAAACTTTTTGGGCAGCTATTGCCATAAAATTAATTGCCAAGCTTGAGACTATATATTCTCCGTCTCCTCTATCACAGTAACCTAGTGATTCTAAATTGTTAGCATCATTTGTAGTTAAGGCTATATCTACAGCGTGGAATTCTCTTTTGTTTAAGTTCAAACTATTGTTTTTTACTATGTCATTAAAAATTTTGTTATGCATCATAGGAAATCCTAAGACTATAACTTCTTCTTGGTATAATTTGTGGCCACATGGTCTGTTAAAACCATCGCTCGAGTATTCATTATCTAAACGATCCATAATTAGATTTTCCAGGTAATTATCCGGATCATTATTAAAATTAACATCGTCACCTAAGATGTATCTAACGCTGTAATTTTCTCCTGGTAGAGAACCTGCTGGCAATTCACCGTATACTAGACCGTCATCTTGAAATGCTTGTGTTAGGATATTTTCATCTATTTCAGAATTTTCATATTCGCAATTCATTCCAAATATTATTATGTTATACTTATTTCCACTCCACATACGATTCATAAATTCTTTTGGATCTTCTATATACATATATTCAGCCCCATGATAATCTAAACCTTTATTACTGGGAAACAAGCCTGACATTGCTAGTTCTCTAGCCATGGCCTGTTCTTTAGGGCCTCCTTTCATTAAAGCTTGAACATTGGGGTGTGGTGTCTGTGATACTCTTTTATCTTTTTGGTAAACAGAATCTGGGACGTCGATATCCCTAATCGCCACACCTTTAGGATCGACATATATTGTTTCTTTTATTAATTTAATAAGTTGTTTTTTAGATAGTTTCACTTTATTATTCCTTTTAGTTTATTTCTTCTTTTTCTTCTTTCCGCCCTTGCGCTTCTTAACAACAGCCCAGGACTTACTTGGATTTGCAGAGTTAACACGAGCATGGGCCCACTGATGTGCTGTCATACCTTTTCGGGACCCGGATGTGTAATAGGCAGCTAGTCCTTTTCTAAACTCAGCATAAACTGAACCCCTAGTGAGGCCTCTCCTGTCTGCTTTCTTGTCCAAAGACTTTTTAACAGCTGCTGAAAGGCCCTTGCTTGACTTGCCTGACTTTTTCTTCTTTCTCTTTTTTCTCTTCTTGCGCTTCTTCTTTTCTTCCAGTTCTTCAACCTTTTCTAGCATGATTGCTAGCTTTTCTGCCTCGACTGCTTCACTAATCAACTCATTTAATTGATGTCTAGAAAATGATAGCGACTCATTCTTTTTTTGTTTTGCCGCTTTATCTCTCTCTTCCTTTTCCATTCTTTCTCTTCTTCTGCGCCCTCGTGCAATTCTCTCAGGGTCACCACTTGCTATATCGTCTTTAGACATTTGTATTTGTTTAGCTCTTTTACTTCCCTGAGGAGCATCATATTCAGGAGGGTTTGCTTCTAATTGAATAAATGATTCTAGAATTTCTTCTAATGAGTCTTTCTCGCCTATATCTTCCACTTCCTTTTTAGATTTTTGTTTTCTAAGTAATTCAAAGTCTTTAGCATTGATTGTACCGCTTCCATCGACGTCTATTTTTTGTTGTTTCTTTGTCAATTTCTTCTTTTTTTCATTTAATTTTTGTAAATTATACAGTACTTGCTTTATTAATTTAGTGTCATTACTCATATATGTCCCTGATTAATAATATTAAATATTAACTTTATGTTATAAAGATATAAAATATATATACATATCAATAGGAAAAATATGTCTATTTTTAAAAATCACAAAACTGTTGCTGATCGTTCAGCTTCAGATAGAAGACGCCACAAAGAAAAGATAGAGAAAGCAATAAAGGAAGGCATTCATGATATTGTTGCTGAAGAATCTATTATAGGTCAAGACGGTAAAAAGAAAATTAAGATACCAGTAAGGGGTATTAAAGAATATCAATTCATCCATGGCACTGGGAACGGTACTAAAGGTGTAGGTTCTGCTCAAGGTCAGGACATACAAAAAGGTCAAGTTGTTAGAAAACCTAATCAAAAAGGACAAGGTGGAAAACCGGGTAAGCCAGGTGATAATAAAGGTGAAGACTATTACGATGTAGAAATATCACTAGACGAATTAGCAAAATATCTTTTTGATGATCTAAATTTACCAGACTTGGACAAAAAACAGTCTTCAACTGTGATGGCTGAGAAAATAAAGAGAAAGGGTTATCGACCAAAAGGCATCAGAGCCAGACTGTCAAAGAAAGAAACGCTTAAAAATAAAATTAGAAGACAAAAACAAGCAGTTAAAAATGGCACTTACGATCCGGAAAGCGAAGAAAGGTTTCCTTTTCACTATGATGATTTAAAATATAAGCATATTGAAGTGAAGAAAAAGCCTATCACAAACGCTGTCATCTTTATGATTATGGATGTTTCAGGTTCAATGGGTAAGCGTAAAAAATTCCTAGCGAGATCATTCTTCTTTTTACTATATCAGTTTATTAGATACAAGTATCAAACTGTTGACATTGTTTTTATTTCTCACACAACTGAAGCTCAAGAAGTAAATGAAGATGACTTCTTTAAAAAAGCTAGCAGCGGAGGCACTTTTATATCATCAGGTCTAGCAATGGCTGAGGATATCATCAATGAAAGGTATAGCCCGACTGCTTGGAACATATATACATTTCACTGTTCAGACGGAGATAACTGGTCTGAAGACAATGAAAAAGCTCTCGAGAAAATGTCTTACTTGTCAGACGTGAGTCAATTGGCAGGTTATATTCAGATCAAGCCTGAGCAAAGTTCTATATGGGGTGAAGAAATGGCGAAAGTATTTGAGGTTTTAACTAGCAATAGCTTTAGAGTTTGCAGAATCAAAGACAAGGCTGATATTTGGCCTGAGTTTGCCAAGTTATTTGGAGGAAAGTATGAGCTCTGATTGGGGTGTTAAAGATCTTAAGATGTGGGACGATAAAATATGTGAAATTGGAAAGAGTTATGGGCTAGACTGGCATGAAATAACTTATGAAATATGCGATTACTATGAAATGATAGGCCACATGTCATATCATGGCATGCCAAGTCACTATAATCACTGGTCATTCGGTAAATCATTTGAGCAAACACACTTCAACTACAACTTAGGACAAACCGGTCTACCTTATGAAATGATCATTAATTCTAATCCTTCGATTGCTTATTTGATGATGCAAAACCCTCTATATCTTCAGATTCTTATTATGGCACACTGTGTTGGTCATAGTGACTTTTTTAAAAATAACAGATGTTTTAAAAATACCGATCCGGATCACGTAGTTTCTAGAATGAGAAATGCTAAAAAAAGAATTCAGGGTTATGTAGAAGATCCCTTAATAGGACAAGACAAGGTTGAGAAGTTCTTAGATAGCCTACATGCAATTAAATACCAGACTAATAGATACAATTCTCCTAGAAAGTCAAAAGAAGAAATCAAAGCAAATGAAATTAAAAAGTACAACAAGTACAAAGAAAAAGGCATAACTCTAAACTCAGATGTCCTTCACAAACAGAGGCTTTTGCAGTCTGATCATGACATGCTAGCATTTTTTACTGAGTATTATCCTGACTATTTTGAGAATTGGCAATTAGATCTAATTGATATTGTTAAAGAAGACAGTCAGTACTTTATGCCACAAATACAGACAAAAATATTAAACGAAGGATGGGCATCATTCTGGCACTATAAAATACTTCATGATTTAAAATTACCAGATTCGATGCACTTGCCCTTTCTTAAAATGCACAACGCAGTTGTCAGGCCCCATTTAGGAAGAGTCAATCCATACCATGTCGGTTTCTATATTTTTCAAAAAATAGAGAGAGAAGAAGGTTTAGAAAGGTGCTTTGAAGTAAGAGAGACTAGTGACGATGTATCAGCTTTAAGAATGCTACTTGATGAAGAAGACTTTAGAGAATTAAACTTCTTCGCTTATGAGAATAAAAAAGATGGTAGCGCAGTAGTTTCTGAAGTAGTAGATCATGATGATTGGAAGACTGTGAGGAATGAACTCATTAAAAATACCGGTATTAATATGATACCCCATGTTTATGTTGACAGTGTCGACGGAAATAATACACTAGTTCTTAAGCATGAACATGACGGTCGAGATCTTGACTTGGACTATGCAGACAAAGTAATGGATCATGTTAGAGATATCTGGCCTTTTGACGCAAAGCTTTACACGATCATAGAAGAAGAAGTTTGGGAAATTTAATTTTACATTCAAAAAACAATAAAATATTATTGTAGAGAAACAGGAGTAATAATATATGGCACGCAGCAAAAATGACTTCTTATCAATTATTAAGAAGCAAAGAGAGCAAAGAAAAAAAGATAAGTTCGAAGGCACATTTTTAGAATATCTCGAACTAGTTAGGGAGAATCCCGGGTCAGTTAAGCTAGCACACAGAAGGCTTTATGAAACAATTAAAGACAGAGGTGTTGACACATTAGATGTAGGTGCTGACGGTTATAGGGATATCTTTAACGGTGACAAAATTAGAAAATATGATTATTTTGAAAAAGAATTTTTTGGAATGGAATCAGTCATTAATAAATTAATGAGATTCATGAAGTCGGCAGCATTCAAAGGTGAGGAAAGCCGGCAGGTTCTTCTCCTAATGGGTCCTGTTGGAGCAGGAAAATCAGCGCTGATTGATTCAGTTAAGCGTGCACTGGAAGAAGCAGAAGACTATTACTATCTAGACGGATGCCCAGTAAGAGAAGAGCCTCTTCACCTTTTACCTAGAAGTTTAAGAGGTGATTTTGAAGATTTGTTAGGTGTACACATTGAAGGTGATTTGTGTCCGGTTTGCCGCCACAGATTAATGAATGAGTTTAACGGCGAGTATGAAAAGTTCCCTGTAAAACAAACTGGTTATTCCCAGAGAGGAAGAAGAGGAATTGCAGTAGTTCCTCCTATGGACGCTAATTCACAGGATGTGTCAGTTCTTATTGGTACAGAAGATATATCTAAATTAGACCTATACCCAGAAGATGATCCAAGAGTTTTATCTCTAAATGGTGCCTTCAACGTTGGTAATAGAGGTATTGTTGAATTTGTTGAAGTTTTCAAGAATGAAATTGAATTCTTACATACAATGTTAACAGCAACCCAAGAGAAACGTGTACCTACTCCAGGTAAAAACGATATGCTTTATTTTGACGGGGTGATATTATCCCATTGTAATGAGTCAGAGTGGAACAGATTTAAATCTGAACACACTAACGAGGCTATTTTGGATAGGGTGCTGAAGATTGAAGTACCTTATGTTCTAGAATTAGACCAAGAGCAGAAAATATATGAGAAGATTATACGTAGATCAGACTTCACAGATGCTCATATTGCTCCTCACACATTAAAAATTGCGTCGATGTTCTCAGTAATGAGTCGTTTACAAGCTTCAAGAAAGTGTGACTTACTAACAAAAATGAAAATATATAATGGTGAAGCAATTATTGAAAAAGGACGAGTTAAAAAAGTAGACATTCGTGACCTTAAAGATGAAGCAAAACATGAAGGTATGGAAGGTATCTCAACACGATTTATCATGAAGGCTCTAGATGCAGCTTTATCAGACTCTGACAATGGAATGATTACACCAATTAATGTCGTTGATTCATTAATTAAGCAGGTCAAAGAACAGATTATTGATGAAGAGGCAAAGACAAGATATCTTGAAATATTACAAAAAATAATTAGAGAAGAATATCTAAGAATTCTAGAGACAGAAATTGCAAAAGCATTCATAACTGCTTATGAAGAACAGGCTCAATCTTTGTTTGACTCTTATTTGGATAACGCCGAATGCTTTACCACAAAGACAAAGGTTAAGAACAAAATTACTAGAGAAGAATCCGAGCCGGATGAAAAGTTTATGAGAACCATTGAGGAAATGATTGGTGTTGTTGGTTCAGCACGTGATGGTTTTAGAAATGATGTGACTGCATTTATGTTTTCTAAGATGAGAAAAGGTGAAACAGTTGATTATCGATCATATGGTCCTTTAAAAGAAGCAATTGAACAATATCTTATTTCATCTGTTAAAGATATTGCAAGAATTGTCACTAGGTCTAAGTCCAGAGATGACGATCAAAAGAAAAAGTATACTGATATGATACAAACTTTGATTGAAGAATATGGATACAATGAATCATCTGCAGAGGAGATATTGACATATGCAAGCAACAACCTCTGGCGCGATTCCTAAAGTTGACGTATATTCTAGAGAAGTTGTAAATAACTTTTTAGAAAAAGAAAAGGCACATTTTTGCAAACTAAAAAATAAAAATGTGCTTTATGACAATAAAACATTAATAGAGACACCCGGGCTTAACTATTTAAATATACTTCCTGAAAATAAAGTTGAAGTGGCTTTGAAAAACATGATACTCCTAAATTATAATGAGTGTGAAAAACTCTATCCCTATTTAGGAGATCTGTTTTTGGAATACTTTTTCAAATCAAGAGTAATCCAAAAAGGTAAAATTGTTAAGTTTGAAAAAAGCCACCAGCAAAAATTCTTAGATTCCCTCACAGATAAAAATGTAAAAAATTTAATAGAATGGATTGTTAAAAATATCAACTTAGAAAGAACAATAAATGTCCAGGTACACACAGGTAAAGACATATGTTTAGAAGTTGAAGATGACTTTTCTTTCAAATTTTCATACGATTATGATTTCTTTAACAACATGTCAAACTTAACATTTAGAGATTATAAGTTTGTTATTATAGATGGTTACATAGAGTCAGTAGGTGAAATTCATCATTTATTTGTGAAAGCTAGTGAAGATAAAATCCCGCGTGTTATATTTTGTTACGGAATGTCAGAAGAAGTAAAGCACAACATTATATCTAATAATAAAAGAGGATCCTTTAAGGTTTTACCCGTTTCCCTAAATTCAAATGATGAAAACACATTAAATGTATTAAATGATATAGCAATAATACATGACGCTGACGTTGTATCAAGCAACATGGGACAGACAATTTCTCAAGAAGTAAGAAAAAACTTACCAGATGGAAATAAAATAACCTTCTTGAAAGATAGAGTTTATATTGATCCTGTTGCTAACAGTGAGAAAATTTTAAAACACAAAAAATTTCTTTTAACTAGGCTAAGCGATGCTTTAATGAAGACAGACGTCAACGTAGACCCTATCAAAAATAGGATTAAAAACTTCTCTATGAAAAAATTAAATATATATTTGCCTAGAGATTTAAGCAAGAGCAATCGCTTCCAAAGAGAACTATCTTACTGTCTAGGTTTTCTCAAAAATATTGATAAACAATATAAAATTTTAATTTATAGTCAAAGAGAGTATTATATACCAAAAGTTCTAACAAAAATAGTTAAACAAAAAGTAGAAAGTTTAAATAAAACAATTGAAAATATCGAAGTTGTTGTTTCTTAAGGAGAATTATAATGAAAAAAAGTACAAAAAACAATGTAAAGGGCGATGTTATGAGATCAGTCGCATCATCTATAGACTTTATTAAAAGTCAAATAGCTAGCGATCTACTAACAGCGAAAAGTCAAAATATGTTAGAGTTAGAGATCGATCAGATCAAAAAAATTGCAAGAATTGTGGAATCAAGCATAGAAAGATCTTTTAGTAAGACGTCAAGTCAGATTGAGTCAAAATTATAAAAATGATAGGTACTAAGCACTTAGTTGAATGTCATTGTGTACTACCAATATACAAAAGTGTAAAACCGATTATTTACCACAAATTCACAGTTTATTCCCAAGTTTCTGAAGCAGGAAAAGTAGTACCAAAATACGCAAATTGTAATAATTGTGGTGCAACTCATTATGTTTATGAAATATGCAAGTCAGACATAAAAGTAGGTAGCGAGGACACTACTTCTGTTAGATCGATAAGTGACTTAGAGTTAGCGCTACCAGAAAAGATAAATAAGATACTTGAAGAAAACAACAGAGAAATTTCAGACTACGAGATGATAGAAGACATCTTAGAAAAAGAAAAATTCCCTTCAGAATTGATTATTAGTAGAAATATCATAGACGAGAGTCACCACATTAAAGTCTTAAAAATAATGAGTAAAGATAAGTTTAAAATAATATCTGAAGTTATAACAACTATCATAAAGGAGTAATTAATGAGCTATTCAGTTAAACTAGAAAAATTAGCCAGAGAGAAACAAAAGTCAAGAGATATAGTCAAAGAAATATTAAAGTTTGGTGTAAGTGAACAACAAAAACTAGACATTATCAGTGGTTTAGTTGTCTCCCTTGAAAACAATCAAGCGCTTAAAGATTTGTCAGAAGTACTTAAAAATTACAGAGAAATAATTAACAAAGAAGAAGAAACAGATAATAATGTAAACAAGCAAAATAAAATTATTTTAGAATAACGAGGAGGATATTATGTCGTTAAATGAAAGCTTATTATCACAATTTGAAGAACTTAAACTATTAGTTGAGACTCTACAAACAGATGTTGTTAAAAATGCACAAGGTAATAAATCTGCCGGCATTAGAGCAAGAAAAGGTTTGCGAGAAGCTAAAAAGCTAGCCTCAACTATTGTTAAGACGTCACTAGAGTCTGACAAAGGCTAGAATTCAAATTTAGAAATTAGATATATTATAAACTTAGGGATAGTTTGTCTCTAAGTTTTTTTATTGCATTTTTTTCTATTTGACATATTCTCATTCTTGTAACTTTAAATATGTCACCTATATCTTGAAGTGTAGTTTTATCTTCGTTATATTCTTTGTTTTTCAAGAGAAGTATGCAACAATTACTAGATTTGCCGCAGTTAACCCAATATCTGCACTCTTTATTTTGACAATTTTTGCTGTACTTTTTATTATAATTAAAACATTTCATATTATACGTTCCTTATGTGATATTTAAGATTATACATCGATATCTTTAAATTAACAAAAGGATGAACATGACAGACAGAAAAATTTTTATTATTGATACAAGCGTCTTACTTTACGACAAAAACTCAATACACTCATTTCCTGAGAATGATGTTTTAATACCTCTAGTTGTTTTAGATGAATTAGATAGATTTAAAGATAAGAAAGGATTAGTTGGCGAGAATGCAAGATACATTAATCGATACTTAGATGACCTTAGAACCCAAGGATCTTTACACCAGGGTATTGAATTAGAAAATGGCCAGACAATAAAAGTTGCATTAACCGGATTTAATAAAGTTCCTATAGGGTTAGATCCTGACTATGCTGACAATAAAATGATCTCCTTAGCATTGGCAATTCAAGAGAGCGTAGATAATAAAGTTGTATTAATAACCAAAGACATCAACTTCAGAGTTAAATGTGACTCTCTAGGAATACATTCTGAAGACTACTACAAAGATAAAGTAACAATAGAAGATGGCAAAACTTTTAAAGGTTACGTTGAGGTAGAAGCATACGACCCTTATATTATTGATGAGCTATACTCTTACGTTAAAAATAAAAACGAAGAAGGTGATGCTTTAGAAACTTTCTTAGAGCTTTTTGAAGAACAACACGGCAGAAAACCATACGAGAATGAATATTTTTGTGTAAAATACGATTCTAGTTCTTTTCTAGGTAGATACGAAGAAAAAGACGTTGTTAAGGTTCTAAAACCCGGAGACTTGCTAGAAGCTTTTGCAAGATTAGATATTAAAGCAAAGAACAGAGAACAATTATATGCATTTAATTCTTTGCTTGACCCCTCGCTTCCTCTAATAACAATATCAGGCTTAGCAGGCAGCGGAAAGACTTTTATCACATTAATGGCAGCATATGCGATGGTACAAGCTGGTTATTATGATAGAATTGTTTTGACAAGAAACGTTCAGCCTGTGGGAAGAGACATAGGATTTTTACCCGGATCAATGGAAGAAAAAATGAATCCTTGGATCGCCCCGATTATGGATAATTTAAGAGTTGGTCTTAAAGATAACAACCTTTCGTTATTTAATACACTCAGATCGCAAGGAGTTATTGAAATTGCACCTCTTTCCTATATTAGAGGAAGAACTTTTAACGATAGTATACTTATTATGGATGAAGCACAAAATGCAACAATCCACGAGCTCAAAACTGTAATTACTAGAATGGGAGAAAATTCTAAAATTATTTTATTGGGTGACGTAGATCAAATTGATACTCCCTATATCGACGCTCTGTCTAATGGGTTGACAATTGTTGCAGAAAAATTTAAAAATCAAAGCTGTGCATCTCATATAGCTTTAAAACGCGGAGAAAGATCACATCTAAGCGCAGTGGCAGCATCAATTCTGGGGTAAGGTATGGCAAAAGCAATTATTTTTAAGAAAAAAGATGCCAATAGGTTTAGAAAAATTTATAATTACATTAGAAGGAAACCAGTTGATAATTTCGTGTCTAATGTTCCCGTCACTATTATTGTGGGAGAAGTGGTCTTTACAAACTCATCAGGGCCCGTAACTTATACGTACACTAGTGCTTCACCGACAATAAATTTTACAAAAATACCGGTAATAACAGCAATTGCAGTCGACAAGAATTCTAATAGCTCAGCAAATGTTAACGTTTTTGTGACATCAATAACAACAACAGCAGTACAGTTTTCTTCAAGCGCTCCTTTTACGGGAACTGTAAATTTCCAAATAATATCACAGGATTAGCATGAGTATTAAGAACACAGGGCAACTACCGAGAATGTACACATGTAGTGATAGTATTGACAGAGTTGATTATATAGATATAAGTTTTCCTTCATTAGGGTTATTAAATTTACCAACAATTAGCGTCACAACTGATACGGATGTAAACGTTCACTTATCAGACATAACAACGTCGACTGCAAGAATTCATTTTTCACAGAAGTTTGTTGGAAAAGTCTATTATACTGTAATAGGATTTAATTAGAGGTTTTATAAATGGCAACAAAAGATTTTAGAGCAAGTCAATTAGAAACAAGTAAGATTATTGGTTCGGGAAGTATATCAGGTACCGGTGTAGGAATTGCAATATACAGTGGTTCTGTTGCATCAAACAGGCAAGGTGGTACAAATGACGCTGCCATGTTTAGCAAAGTTGGATCTGACGTTTTCTTGTTTGTGTCGGGAACTATTGACAACACAAATAATACACGCACAAATGCTACCTTGTTTGGTGGCGACGTTGTCGTCTCAGGAACACTTTATGCTGAGAGGCAAGTAATAGAAGTCGATTCAGTTGCTGACGGTGACTTTTTCGTAACAGGTAACATGTATGTTGAACCGGATGTTAATTCGGATGAATCAGTATCTTTTAGAAAAGCAGACGGTACCCGAGTACTAAAAGTTAATACTGTCGAACCAAACGTTAACGTCGATGGAGACTTAATACTGACGGGTGGCATATACATGACAAATGCCTCAGGTGACGAAATTATTTGGGAAGCTGAGACTAATTTTGTTTTAACAGCACAGAATTCAATACAGTTTAAATTAGATAGTGACAATGACACTTCTGGTGCTCAGTTCATGATAACTGACAATGCAGGAAATATCCAGCATGTATTTTATGAAGATGGCCGAGCAATCTTCAATAATGCTCAAAACTCCCCCGGTTCAATTACTGTTAGAGGATCTACAGACTTAGGTTTGGTTGTGGCAGATTTAAATAATAATGTTGCTGCTTTAGGTTCAACTACAAACATAATTGTTGGTAGACCGGATATTGGGACAGATGTAAAAATCTTGTTAAGCGGTACAGTTGGATCTCGTGGAGGTGCTACAAGAGGGACAACTTTAGTAGCAGGCGACATGGTTGTTAGTGGAAATATTACTGCCCTTGGAACAACGACAGGATTTAGCGGGGGTGGTGGAAGTAACACATTGGATCAAGCTTATGACCAGGGTGGTACAGGCGCCGGCGCAAAAATAACAGTAGACGGCCAACCAATTCAGCTTTTAAGAGGAACTCCTGGTAGTATTGTATTGGCTGTAACAGGATCGTCTGTTTTCGGAGAAACTTCTTCCCAATTCGGAAATCAATTACCTCCTTTGCCTGGTGATGACGTCACATTTTTCGCATCCGGATCTGTTGGAGGATTTGGATCTAACACGGGAGGCGTTTCTGTCTTTGGAGGTGATACTGCCATTTCCGGTTCTTTGTCTCTAGAAGAAAGAAAAGATATTTTATTTGGGGGACATTTATCAAAAAACAGCATTAACGGAGACGGTCCATTTTTAAATGTTAGTAGCGACGACATGGTAACATTCAACTCCGGATCAGCATCGTCGCCAACTAGTCACGATGAGTCAACCTATACAGACATTAACTTTTTCAACTCCGGATCAGTTGGTTCTAAAAATACAGCAACAAGAGGAACAGCTTTGTTCGGTGGAGATTTAGTTGCCTCGGGTAGTGTTTACGGAAGACAAATGCAAGTCTATCATCATTTTGATAACATATCAGTTGCAGGGACTGAGCACTTTTTAGGCGTGCATGAAGGTCAAGTCGATGCATCCTTTAACGCTATGAAACATAATAGAATTGTACCGTTCAAAGGCAGGATCAAAGCTTTCGCTGTTAGATCATCAGCAACTGATAATTCTAATAATCTAGTCATCAAATTTTATTCAAACTTATTTAATGCAGCAAATTCAATTGCAGGTACTGCTATCACTAAAAATGTTGCTTATGGAACAGCACAAAATAACACAACTGTGACAGACAAGGTTGGATTGGAATTCAATCAAGGCGGAGTAATAGGCATTTCTGTTCAGAGATCTTCCACAGCCCCAGGAGATATACACATTGCTTTGACAGTAGAGTATGATATCTTTGATGATCCTGTATTATAATAAATTTAGTTTTATCTCTGCAAACATCAGTGTAAAATATTACTATTATAAGCGGAGAAGGAATGAGCAATTTTATTGAATCTGACACAGTTTTTGTGTCAGATATGTTTTTGGAAGAGTATGGTGGAGGGGCTGAAAGATCTACAGAAGCTCTTTTTGAAACATCACCATATAAAACTTTTAAATGTAAGTCTAATGAACTAAATCAAGAATTAATTCAAGGCGGAGTGGGTAAATTATGGGTATTTTTTAACTACCGGAACATGGATCACAATTTAATTCCTTTGATAGTAGCTAATTTAAATTACATGATTGTTGAATATGATTACAAGTTCTGCCAATATAGATCCTTAGACTTACACAAAAGAGAAACTGGTAATGATTGTGACTGTCATGATACACAACTAGGAAAAATTGTTTCCGCTTTTCTCCACGGCGCTGAGCACATTTTTTGGATGTCAAAAGAACAGTCAAGCCTATATCATGAAAAATTTCCTTTCTTAAGAGATAACAGTCAGACAGTTTTAAGTTCAATTTTTAGTGAAAAAGATCTAGAGTATATAGAAAGTCTTTATAATAAGAGACAGAAAGATGGTTGGAAAAAAACAACATGGGCAGTTATTGATGGTAACAGCTGGATAAAGGGTGTAAAAGAGAGTGTTGAAAAAGTTAATAGTATGATGCCAAATAACAAGGTAGAAGTACTTGGTGGGTTAGCTTATTATGATTTATTAAGTAAGTTATCAGAGTATCACGGATTGTCATTTCATCCTCTTGGTGGTGATACTTGCCCAAGAACTGTCATAGAAGCTAAACTTCTAGGTATGCAATTGACGACAAACGACAACGTTCAACATAAAGATGAGGCATGGTTCAAAAAAACAAAAGATGAAATAGAAGATTATCTGCTTTCTAGGCACCAAGTTTTCTGGGGAAAAGTGACATCGTTTTTAGAAAGAAAAATTACGTTAAGTGGGTATACTACTACAAAAAATGTGATTGCAAGTGATTATCCGTGGGAGGCTTCAATACACTCACTTTTAGGATTTTGTGATGAAGTAGTAGTAGTTGACGGAGGCTCTGATGATGGAACTTGGGAAGCGCTTGAAAAATGGTCAGAAAAAGAAGAAAAACTTAGAGTATATCAGGTGAAAAGAGACTGGAATAATTATCGATTTGCTGTATTTGATGGTCAACAAAAAGCAGTGGCCCGTTCTTTGTGTAAGGGAGATTGGTGTTGGCAAATGGACATTGATGAAGTAGTACATGAAAACGACTACGAAAAGGTAAAAAAGTTAGCAAGGCAAATTCCAAAGTCAGTTAAGCTTGTATGTCTTCCTGTAATTGATTACTGGGGGAAGGAGGATAAGGTCAGAGTTGATGTAAATCCGTGGAAATGGAGATTATCAAGAAATGATACACATATCACCCACGATATTCCTGCACAACATAGAAGATACGACGAGAAAGGAAATGTTTATTCTATAGGATCCGACGGTTGTGATTATGTTCATACAGACAATTACCAACCAATACCGCATATGAATTTTTATACACCGCAACACGAACAAATCAGACAGCAAATTTTAAATGACAGAAACTTTAGAGATAAAAATTTAGAAAATTACAGTAGTTTTATTAACGCAGCAATAAAAGAACTGCCTGGCGTTCATCATTACTCTTGGTTTGATATTAAAAGAAAAATATTTACATATAAGAATTATTGGAGTAAACACTGGGCTAGCCTTTACAACAAGGTGACAGACGACATACCAGAAAACAACATGTTTTTTGATAAATGTTGGTCAGATGTAAATGATGATGAAATTGTAAATCTCGCGAATAAAATGAATAATGAACTAGGTGGTTGGGTGTTTCACACCCGTGTCGACTTTGATAAGCCAACACCGTGGTATAAGATTAACTGCGATCATCCTGAACTAATAAAGCCGTGGCTAGAGGAGAGAAAATGAGAAAAACAGTTTGTTTTGTGACGCCCACATACAATGCTTCCTTTCATCTAGAAGAGTGTTATGAGTCTTTAAAAGAACAGACCAATCCTAATTGGGAATGGGTAATTCTAAACGACATGTCAAATGATGACACATTTGAGATTGCTAACAGAATCGTAACGTCTGATGAAAGAGAAAGGGTAATCGTAATCAATCACGATCATAAGAAGTTTGCACTAAAAGGAATATTCGACTACATGAATTGCTACAATAATTTTTCAGAGCAAATTATTGCAATTCTTGACGGAGACGACGCACTCTGTAATGAGAATACTGTTGATTTAATACTTAGGGAATACAATGAAAATCCTAAATTAGATGCTCTTTGGACTTCGCATTCATGGGATATTAACGGAATGAATATCTCTAGGGAGTTACCAGTAAATATCAATCCATACCAATATCCATGGGTTAGTTCACATCTTAAGACTTTTAAAGTTAACACCTTCAAAAAGATTAAAAAAGAAAATTTCCAAGATTTAGATGGAAACTGGTTTGAGAGAGGTTACGATCAAGCGTTGTATTTACCAATACTTCATTTAGCTCAGGAACGAAAATTTTTAAATGAAACATGTTATCTATACAGGATTAATTCTAACTCTCTCAAAATTAGAGCTTGGAAAGAGAAAAATCAAATGGATACTATCAGATTAGTAAGATCAAGAGGTTACATTGAATGAGAAAAGTAGAAAAGCCATGGGGATATGAAGAGATTTGGGCAGAGACTGATAGGTATTTAGGGAAAATACTCACTATACTGCCAGGGCACAGGTTAAGCTTGCAATATCATGAAGTAAAAGAAGAGACTGTTTACGTTTTAGAGGGTCAACTACTAGTCTGGCCATCAGAAGAAGAAAACAATAAGTTAATACTTAATGAAGGTTCTGTTTACCATGTCAAACCTAGGCAGATTCACAGGTTCGGTGCACCAAACAATAAAAAAACAAAAATAATAGAAGTTAGTACTTCAGAAATAGACGATGTGATTAGACTTAGAGACGACTATAAAAGATGAAAATATTTACCCACAATTTTAATCCTAGGTCTAATAGCGGGCCAAATAAGTTTACAAGAACACTTTTTCAGAAATTAATCAAAGATGGGAGAGTTTCTTTAAGTAATCAAGAAGAAGCTGACGTTGAATTCTGTTTAATCCAACAACAAGCCCATAAGGTTAAACCTATGGTGTTAAGGTTAGATGGTATATACTTTAATTCTGAACAGGACTTTAATCATCAGAATGCTCCAATTAAGTTTGCTTATGAAAATTCTGATGCAGTAATATTTCAGTCTAACTTTAATAAAAAATTAACTGAGTCTTGGTTCGGTCCTCATAGAAACGGACATGTAATTCATAATGCTGCTGACACTGATTTTATAAACTTGCCAGATCTTAAACAGGGTGTAATTCCAAAATTTGAAAATGAAATGTTTTGGCCGTGGGATCATGATGCTGAAGTTTGGTCATGTGCTGCATCTTGGCGACCGCATAAAAGACTGCTTCAAAATGTGCTATATTTTTTAGATCATGCTCCTGACAATGCTGTTTTTGCTATAGCGGGTGGTTTGGGAATGGATGAAGCAAAGCAATATATAAATATGAGCCCTAGAATTTATGTGCTGGGTGATTTGCAATATCCCCAATTAATATCTTTATATCATCGATCATCAACGTTTGTTCACCTGGCTTATTTAGACCATTGTCCCAATGTAGTTATTGATGCTCAAGCGGCTGGATGTAAGATAATTTGTTCTTCTACAGGCGGTACACATGAAGTGGTAGATAACGGTATTATGATTTTAGAGGAAGCGTGGGATATGAAACCTTGCGCTCTTTATAAGCCTCCAAATATGGATTTTTCAAAAACAAAAGAAATAACAATTAATAGTGATTTTAGAGATAAAAATACTAATAAAAAAGTTACACGATTTGAACAATGTGTAAATTCATATTTTGAATTATTGGAAAAAATACAATGAAAATATTTTGTCATGTCCCTAGGGAAAATTGGATTGTTGATAGAATGGGAATTGAGTTTAAAAATCATTCTAAACACGATGTCAGTTTTGAAAAAATTGAAAACGATACAGATATTATATGGCTTTTAGGATCTTGGTGCTGGAATCAGATTCCTATTAATGTTTTAGAAAGATTTAAAGTTGTCTGTACTATTCATCACGAAGTACCGTGGAAGTTTGATGAGAAAAGAAAGCAAAACTTCTTAGACAGGGACAAAATAGTAGACTATTACTTAACGTATACTGAATCGACAAAAGATTTAATACAGAGTATTTCAAATAAACCTGTCAAGTTAATAAGTCATTGGGTAAACACTAGTATCTGGAATAAGATTGACAAGAATGAATCAAGAAAAGATTTAGGGATTCCAGAGGATAGGTTTTTAATTGGAAGCTTTCAGAGGGACACAGAGGGTTTTGACCTTAAGACACCAAAATTAGAAAAAGGACCGGACATTTTTGTAAAAAAAGTTATTGAAATAGCCAAGGTCAAAAATAAGGTTCACGTTATTCTAGCTGGTTGGCGCCGTCAATATGTTATAGCAGAGTTAGAAAAAAATAATATAGACTACACATACTTTGAACTTCCAGATATCGATATATTAAATAAACTCTACAACGCGCTAGATCTCTATATAGTAAGCGCGAGGTGCGAAGGAGGGCCACAAGCAATATTTGAATGTGGATATTTAGAAATACCTGTATTAACGACAGAAGTAGGTCAACACCACCTTTTAGACGAAAATTGTAAGTTTAGAGAAGAAGAAAAAATAGATGTAAATAAAATAAAATTAGCATATGATTCTATTAGTAAAAATAAGAAAAATATTGACATGTTAATTGACATAAAACATATTAGTAAATATGATGAATTTTTGGAGAGTATTAAATGAAAACAATAATGATTAAGGATAAGCTTGAAGATATTGGTGTACATGTGGAAGATATTCCACTGGGTGATTTCGATATCATAGGAGAGTATACAGCAAAAAAGAACAGATCACGTGATAAAGAACTATACAAAAAAGTGGGTTGTTTCTTTCGACCTAACTATGAAAGAGGAATACTAATGTATTATCTTACCAGAAAAAAAGAATTCAATTCTGTTCTAGAAATTGGGTTTGGCAGGGGTTATTCAACTTTTTGTATTGCTAAGGCAATGTGTGATCATGGCATCGACGGAAAAATAACGACTGTAGATCCTAATTTTAATAAAGAGTTCTTAAATCAACTAACACAAATATTCCCAAAAGATTGGTTTGAAAAAATTGAATTTGTAAACCAAACCTCTGATGACTATTTTAAAGACAACCCAGAAAAACAATTTGACTTTATTTACATAGATGGTGATCACAGATACGATGCTGTAAAGAATGACTGGGATAATTCAAAAGATAAGTTTAATAAATTTTTACTTTTTGATGACTACCACATGCCCACAAAAAATCACAAAGATATTGAATGTGCTAAAGTTATCGACGACATTAATGAATTTGAAAAAGAATTAATAATAATGGACAGAAGGATCTTTTTTGACGACAGAAGAATACCAGACAATGACATTGATTACGGTCAAGTCTTGATTGAAAATAGGAATACTTAATGTACCAAGATTTTTACAGAGACGGTGTAACCGAAATAAAATTTGAGAGTGAGCAACTTAATGAAGTCTTAAAAAAGATAATCAACAAAGAGGTTCATGATGGTTTCGAACTAAAGACAAAATATAGTAAGACATTCGACTTAAGACCCGATGTGATATCTTATCATCCTGTTTTTATGAATGCATTAAAAGAGAATAACATTAAAGACACTCTTAAGAAAATAACATTACGTGACCTTTCTCTATTCCACGTCCAGGTTAGATTAGTTAAAGATGAGAAAAGTTATATGAATTGGCATAGAGATACATACTACAATCAAAATGGGGACTTGATAGGGCAAGCCCCTCATGGTGTAAAAATTATTTACTATCCAAACTTTTCAAATGAAGATGAAGATCGACTTTTGTATTTGAAAGGCTCAAACAGGATACTTTTTCCTAATAACGCGTACGACAATCAACTGTTCAAAATTTTACATGTTGAAAAAATTAAATCTAGAAACAATACAGCAGTTTTATTTGATACAAACGGTCTTCACGCTGTGGTTCCAGAAAAACCTGGAAAAAAGTCAATAAGACTCATTTACAATTTTCTAGAAAAGTCCCAAATAGACATGTTATCTAAAAGCCCAGATGACATTCACCAGCAAACATCAAAACTATACGATGATTTATAGAAATGTGAGGGAAGTAAAATAATGAAATCATTAACAGAGCTACTTGAGAAGAATCAATACAAAACTGACAAATACCGATCAATAACTTAAGAAGGAGCACAAATTGTTCGAAGCTTACTACGACAAAAATAGGTTTAGATATATACATGATCAGCTTGCTTTATCTGGTTTAGTGTCAAATTACAGAAATCAGACAATAATTAAAAAGACGGGTTGTTTATATTCTAAAGAACTAAATGTATACATCGATACTTCAGATGGTGTAAATGAAGATCTAAACATATTTGAATATTGTGGCAGGATTAAAAAAGTAATCGAGGATGCCAAAGGAAAAAGATTTTTGTTTTTCAAGGCAGCTCACTCAAATAAGTGGTCTGAGAATATATCTAGATTAGCTGAAGAAAACAATGGTAAGGTCATACCTTTTTTTAAATGGTCTTTTAATAGTGAGTTTTATAATAAAGTTTACGGTAAAAGGTCAGAAATAGTTAAAAAATATAAAAGTGTAGATAAAATTTATGACATAGGGTATTTTTGCTCACTTAAACCTTATGATTATCCCAAGCCTAGCGAATTTGACAAATTGATTTCATGGCCAGATCACAAAAATTTTAATCTGCCCGGAAGTAGTAGAATGACAGGCAATTATGATAATTTTTCTAGACAAAAAATTTATGACATTCTGTCAAATTCTAGTTTTTCTGTATTGTTTCCAGGAAGTGTTAGCTACGAAAATTATATAGAAAACAGCTTCAAATGCAAGGTCGTTTTAAACCCACCTGGAATTGGTGAATATACATCAAGAATGTTTGATCAAGCTTACTTAGGAAACTGTATTGTTATGAGAAAAAACTCATACGACAACGGTCTTTCTTGGAAGAACTACATTAGTGAAATTGACTTTTACAATAAGGGGTGGGAATCTAAGATGAAAAGTATAATAGACAATCACAGCGTTTATGCAGATAAGTCAAGATCATATTTTAAAAATTGCTGGACTCCTAAAAAAATAGTGAATTATCTAAAAGTTAATATCTTAAGAGAGGTAACATGAATTTCCTGAGGTCAAATAAAGTATTAAATCATCCAGAAAAATATTTAGAATGGTATGAAAATGAAGATACAACAGGCCCTGTAACGATAAAAATCGATCTGACAAACGTTTGCAATCATGACTGCCCAGGCTGTATTGATTATGAATTAATACATAACGATAACAATAGTCTGAATTTTAATTTATTTAATGATCTACTTGATTCTTTGAAAAAATGTGGAGTTAAAGGTATAAACTATACAGGGGGCGGGGAACCGACAACTCACAAGCAATTTGATAAAATTATTAGATTAACACATGAGAAAGGATTTGAGATAGGTTTGATTTGCAATGGATCTAGGTTCCACCGTTGGCCCATGGAAGAGCTGCTCCCAATGTTTACATGGATTAGAGTTTCATTAGACGCTTACAGTGTGGAAACCCATAAAAAGACACATGGGAAAACTGCAAACTTTGGTTTGACTATAAAAAATTTAAAGCTATTGTCTAGAATCAAGAAGAAGAACAACTTAGATGTGACATTAGGTGCAGGATATATAACTAATCAGTACCCAGAGATGGATCGTGAGCTGTTTAAATTTATCAAGGCTTGTAAAAAATGTGGTCTAGATTACGCACAACTCAGACCAAGTTTTGGTTTCTTGTATGATTATGAATCAGTTGACAGAAAAGAATTAGAAGATATTTTTGAGAATGCTAAGACTTATGAGGACGAAAATTTTAAAGTTATTATTGATGAAGGAAAATACAAAAAAATCCTAGCGGGTGAAGGGACATGTCGATCATATAACAAGTGTCACGCCCAGTCTTTTAAATCTACAACCATTACTGCAGTTGGTGATGTTTACATATGCTGCTCTTTAACAGGTGTCAAAGAAGGGTATATAGGTAATATTAAATTTAAAAAATTTGATGAAATATGGAACGGTAAGACTAGAAAAAAAGTACTTGAAGAGTTAGATGTTCATAAATGTCCACATTTATGTGTAGGGGACAACTTAAATGAGTTTTTAGATAAAATTAAAGTTGTAAAACATCAAAACTTTTTGTAATATTTTAAATGATAAAGGTTTAAAATGAAAATATATATTAACAGACAACCCGTGGAAGGGCCTTGGGGTGGTGGTAACAAAACTCTAGGGGCTCTTTGCAGTAAAATTATCGAAAAGGGTCATGACTTAGTTTATGATTTACAACCTGAGATAGATTTAATATTTTGCTATGATCCTAGGCCCGATAATACAGGCGTGTGGTACCAAGATTTTATCAATTACAAAGCAAACCACCCTAAGACAAAGATATTGCAAAGAGTAGGAGACGTAGGTACACATTCAAAACCAGAACTAACAAAGCTGTTGAGAAATATAATTGATATTAAAACCACAGACTTTTTTATCTTCCCAAGTCAATGGTCGAAAAATTACTTAAACTATAATCAGAAAAATTTTAAGGTCATAGAAAACAAACCTTTAAGCACCTTCTATAAAAAGAGAAGAAAGTCTAGCATTGGGAATAAGATAAGAGTTGTCACTCATCATTGGTCGACTAACGAAAAAAAAGGATTTGACATATACAGTGAACTAGGCTCTATTCTGCAAACAAAAAAAATAGCGGGTAAAGAAGTTGAATTAACTTATATTGGAAGATATAATAAAAAGTTCAGTAGTGAAGGTTGGTCTTTGGTCGATCCGATAGACGTATCTACTTTATCAGAAGTCTTACCTAAACATGACGTGTACTTGACTGCGTCTATCGAAGAAGCAGGGGCAAATCACGTTTTAGAGTCACTAGCATGCGGTTTACCGGTCTTATACCGAACCAATGGTGGATCAATTAACGAGTACTGTAAAAATTATGGGCTAGAATATAATGACACCCAGTCATTACTAGATAATCTAGAGATCATGATCAAAGATTACGAAATTCATAAATCACGAGTAACAAAATATACTGACAAAATGGAAATGTCAATTGCTGAATATGTTGACTGTATAGAAAATCTTTTGAGGAAGTAATGAATAAAATTAATATTAGTATCGATGATGTTTCACCACATCCAAAATCATCGACCAAAGTTTTAGATAGATGTCATGAAATAATTAAAATATTTCCAGATATAAAGTTTTCTTTATTTGTTCCGATATCTTATTGGAGGACTATTAAAAAGCCAACGATAACACCTGAACCTCTCCAGATCGATCTTTACCCTAACTTTTGCGAAGAAATTAAAAGTCTACCAAAGAAAAATTTTGAAGTTTGTTATCACGGTTTTTATCACGGAATACCAGGTAAGTCCGATAACGATGAGTTTGAAAAGGTTAACTACGATCAAGCTGTCAAGATATTTAACGCAATGTTTGAAGTCGTAAACAGGGCAAAACTTGAAAACTGTTTCAAAAAAATATTTAGACCACCTGCCTGGAGAATGTCGCCAGACGCAATTAAAGCTTCAAAAGATGTTGGAATTGAGATCCTTGCCTTATCACCAAAGAAATATGCAAAAGATACATACAGTAAAAAAGACGAAGAATTTGGTATGATGTTGAAGCCATATCGAACTAATAGCATGGAAAAAGTATTTGCTTGTACGATATCACACGCAAGACTTTGGAAGTTATGCGTAGAAACATCAGAAGAAATTATGATACTAGAGCATGACGCTATTTTTACGAGAAAGATAGAAAAATTTGATTGGGAAGGCGGTGTTTTAGGACTAAACGATCCAAGAGGTGCTACGCACTCTTCTGGAAAATATCATAATATAGTATCGAGCAGTCATGGAATTAAAGATGCGCCATGGGTAGGAGATCCGCTAAGTATGCCACAAGGATTAGCTGGAAATTCTGCATATATAATAAAGCCATATTTTGCAGAAAAACTTTTAAATAAGTTAAAAGAAAAAGGTGGTTGGCCAAATGATTCTATAATGTGTAAACAATTTTTTAAAAATGAACTTAAAGTAATTTATCCGTACTACACGACAGTTCAAGGAGTGCTATCAACAACAACGTTATGAATTTAGTATTTCAATATTACATGCCGTACGAAGCTAATGATGCGCATTTAGGTGGAGTTCAAATGCCAGATTGGGCTAAAGCTGGTTCTGAATCTGCGAAAAAATATGCTAAAAACTGTGGTGCCGAGTACATGTTAAGTCATGATAGATATTTTAAACATTTAGATCCAAGACTAGATGCTTTAAAAGTCATATATGATCCTCAATATGATAAGTATGAAAAGATATTATCTGTTGATTTAGACATGTTATTTAAAACAAAAGATAATATTTTTGACATTAACATTGGTGATGTAGCTATGGTACATGAACTCGGAATACACGTATCGGCTGGAGGTTGGATGCGAAGAGT